TTATGCCTAAAAATGGATATGGAAACCCGCATAAGACGACAAAGAGTAAACCAAAGAATGGCAAGGGAGCCGCTGGTGCATTTGTTAGTGGGGTAGTTTCAGTGCCAAAGTCAGCAGCGAAAAGTGTCGAAAGAATCGCAAAAGCCATCAAAAGGAAGCCAGGGCTCGTGAAAGCCATCAAAAGGAAGCCAGGGCTCGTGAAGGCCATCGACAGGAAGCCAGGGCTTCCCATCGTAAAGGCGGGCAGGAGGGGGGCGACACCCGCCCAAAAGCTGGGGCAACGGTCGACAGAGGCGTTCACCAAAGCTGACAGAGCGAAGGGACGGGCAGAGGAGCAGCAGCAGGAAAAGCGGCAAGCCAGGGCGATGACAAAAGTCATGGAGCGAGTAACGATGCCGCCGAGATTCCTGAAAGAATACAAGCTGGCGAAACTAATAAAGCCGAAAGGGAAACCAAGGAAAAAAGGTGCAAAGCGCAACAAGCAAGTGATGGCAGCTGATCGGCATCCGATGTGAGGATCAGCAGCGGCTTGAAGCTGCCGATTGAGCGGGCCTGGAACGGTTCTTGGATGTGTACCTTTCACGGCCCAGACTGCCACCACCACCGGTGGAAGTGGAGTGCCTGGCTATGCCGCTGGCTGAACAAGCTGTGGAGCTGGCCGCTACACTGGAGGGCCAGACGAGAAGAGGCTATTCGACGGGACAGGATCCAGCGTCGCTACAAGGAATCTGGAGAAAGGATCTACTAGTGAGCGAGAAGCGATAGATGGCCAAGCACGTCACCCACTGTACCTGGGAGGAGGTGCCACACCTTCCCGACGGGGTAAAGGCTGAGCTGCTGGATGGGATCCCACCCTATCAGCGAGCAGCCAGGTCCAAGGGCTATCCTTCCCTCGGTGCCGGCGCGATCTACCCGCTGGATGAGGACGACGTGGTGGTGGCTGACTTTGAGCTGGCCGACCACTGGCCGAGAGCTTACGGCCTGGATGTGGGCTGGAATAGAACCGCTGCCGCATGGTTTGCCAGAGATGGAGATACGGGGGTGACCTATCTGTACTCGGAACACTACCGAGGACAAGCGGAGCCGATCATCCACGTCGAGGCCATCAAGGCCAGAGGCTCCTGGATCCCTGGGGTGATTGACCCGGCAGCCAGAAGCCGAAGCCAGAAGGATGGATCGCAGCTGTTGGAGGATTACCAGGGAATGGGACTGGACCTTGCACCAGCCACCAACGCGGTGTCAGCCGGCATCCTGGAGGTCTGGCAAGCCCTTTCCTACGGACACCTCAAGGTGTTCGCCAGCTGTAACCACTGGCGTGAGGAGTTCCGCCTGTACCGTCGTGACGAGGATGGCAAGGTGGTGAAGGAAGACGACCATTTGATGGACGCGACTCGGTACTTCTATCTATCAGGGCGAGACCTGATGACGACCCGACCCTCCGACGCGGTGGAAGAAAAACTCCAGTGGCCGTACACCCGGCAGCAGGGTGGTACTGGCTGGATGTCGAATTGATGTTATGCCTGACTTAATCGAAACCGCCAACGAACGGTTCCGGGTGTCGATGGATGCCTGGAACGAGCTGAAGATTCTCTTCCAGGATGACCTGAAGTTCTACGCTGGCGATCAGTGGGACGAGGAGGCGCTGGCCACCCGCACCGGCCAGTCACGGCCCTGCCTGGTCATCAACAAGATGCCGCAGTATGTTCGCCAGGTCACCAACGAGCAGCGCCAGAACAGGCCCGGCATCAAGATCTCGCCGGCAGAGGATGGCGATAAGGACGTAGCCGAGGTGATCCAGGGCCTTGTCCGTAACGTCGAGGTGGTCAGCTCCGCAGCTGCCGCCTATGACACCGCCTTTGAGCATTGTTGCCAGATGGGTCTCGGATGGTGGCGGGTGGTGTTGGAGTACATCAACGATGACACCTTCCAGCAGCGCATCAAAATCGAGCGGGTGCTAAACCCCTTCTCGATCACCGTGGATCCGATGGTGGTCAGGGCGGATTACTCGGATATGAAGTACGCCTTCATCAGTGAGGATCTGAGTCTGGAAGATTTTGAACGTGACTACCCTGGGCATGAGCTGGGTGACCTGATGAACTTTCGCAGCGTCGGGGATGACATGACTCATTGGGCCCCGGCAGAGGGCAAGGTCAGGGTGGCCGAGTATTACCATATGGAAATGGTCTCGCACACCTTGGTCGAAGCCAACCTGACAATATCGGGTGATGAAGATGCGGAGCCTGGACCCAACGTCATCTTCCGCCAGAGCGACCGGCCCGACGCCCCCAAGGGGAGGGAATGGAATACGGTCGAAGAGCGGGAGGTCGAGGTTGAGACGGTGAAGTGGGCCAAGATCAACGGCATCGAAGTTCTGGAGGAAACCGAGTGGCCAGGCAAGTGGATCCCGCTGATTCCTTGCGTGGGCGATGAATACTTCGTGGATGGCAAGCGGGTGATTAAGGGCATGATCCGGGACGCGATGGATCCCGCCCGGATGAACAACTATTGGGCTTCCAAGGAATCTGAAGCGATTGCTCTGGCGCCAATGGCTCCGATGATCGGACCCGCTGGTGCCTTTGCTGGCTTTGAGCAACAGTGGCAGGACGCGGTAAAGCAGCCGGTAGCCTACCTGGAGTACAACACCAAGAGCCTGGGCGGCAAGCCATTACCCGCTCCGCAGCGAGCGCCTTTCGACGCACACAATGTCCAGGCTATTTCGATGGCCAGGGCATCTGCCAACAACGACCTGGAAGATGTCCTCGGGCTGCACGGCCCGAGCATGGGACGTCGGCAGCGAGCGGACAGTGGCGTGGCCATCAAGAATCTCCAGCAGGAAGGTGACACAGCTAACTATCACTACGTTGATAATCTCTCTCGGGCGATGCGGCACACCGGTCGAATCATCGTGGACCTGAACCCCAAGGTGATGACCGAGGAGCGAGTGGAGCGGATCGTTGGTGATGATGCGTCGGAGCGTCAGGAGCGGATCGTGAACCAGCCGGGACAGCCGGCGATGCAGCAAGGTGAGCGACCGGAAGCCGGCGGCAAGATCCCCAAGATCTTCAACATCGGCGTGGGCACCTATGACGTGATCGTGGAGACCGGGCCCTCCTTCGCCACCAAGCGACAAGAGGGTGCGGCTGCGATGATCGAGCTGACCAACACCGCAGCCGGTGGCGTGTTCATCGAAAGGGCTGCGGATCTTCTGGTCAAGCAGCTGGACATCCCTGATGGTGACGCGATTGCTGAGCGGATGAAGCCACCGGGTGTGGATGATGAGAGTGATATGCCGCCCGAGGCCCAGGCTGCTGTGGCTCAGATGCAGCAGCAGATGCAGGAAATGCAGCAAGCCCTGGAAGGGGCCCAGCAGAAGATCCAATCTGACGAGGCTGCTAATGCTTCCCGAGAGAAAGTGGCTGAGATCAAGGCTCAGGTGGATATGCAAAACGGCCAGGCCAAGCTGGCACTGGAACGAGAAAAGATGCAGCTCGATCACACCGTCTCGCTGGAGAAATTAAACATCGAGAAAGAAAGGATCCAGGTAGATATGGGGGCGGCTGTGGAGAAGCTAGGTATCGAAAAAGAAAGGGTGAGGGTAGATGCGGAAACAGCTGACCGAAAGATCGCGAGCGCTGAAGTGATTAAAGGCGCGGAGCGCCGGCAGCGGAGCGAGCAACCGCTAACACCAGCGACACAGTAAGCGCTAAATCTGAACAGACCTTGAAGGAGCCTTGGTGGCTCCTTTTTTTGTGCCCGTAACTCGGACCTGGTAGCGACCAGGCAACCGTAAGGAGAACGACTATGTTTGATGACACACCCGCAGCTGACGTGCAGGAACCCTCTGAGGAAAATTCTGAGTCCGTAAGCCTGGAACAGATCGAAACAGAGGCAGCCGTTGAAGCTGCGCCGACGAACGCTGCGCCGCCAGCGCCAGAAACAGAGGCGGCAACCGAGAACGCTGAAGAGATCGCGGAGCCCAAGACCCGGTTTGAGAAGCGCGTCTCGCAAAAGGAGCAGAAGATCAACGACCTAACCCGAGAGGAGAAGGAAGTTGAACGCAGGATCGAAGGCAGGAAGGCTGAGTTGGTTGCCCTTGAGGAAATACCCGTTGCGGAAAAGGCTCCGCAACGCGACCCGAAAGAAGTTCCATTGGAAGAGGACTTTGAAACCACGGACGGATACCTGAAGGAACTCGCCACATGGGCTGCCAAAACAGAAATCAAAGCGAAGGACGATGCTGTTGAAGCTGCCCAGGATGAAGCTCGCGCCCGAAAGAATCACCACGAGCTGATGAACTCCTGGGAAGGCCAGGTGAAGGTTGCCACGGAAACCCATCCTGATTTTGAAGAAGTGGTCACGATCCGCCCGAACAATCCAGCGATCGAAGCGGAGATCATGGATTCTCCCTACGGTGCGGAGATGGCTTACTACTACGGAACGAACCGTGAAGAAGCCGAGCGAGTGTTTGCCATGCCGGCCTATCTGGCCGTTCGTGAGATTCACAGGCTTGAGCATGAGTTCGCCGCTGTCGCGCCCCTGCCGGCAGAGACGTCTGACCAAGAACCAATTGAAACAAAACCCGCCGCGCCTCCTAAGCCGGCCAGGCCACCGAAGCCTGGTAGGCCACTCGGTGCATCTGCTCCGTCAGTGACCAAGACCTTTGGCAACATGACGCCGACAGAGTATTACAAGCACCGGGAAAAGGCGCGGTTATCTGAGGAGATCTGAAATTAAATGGCTAACAACACTTTACTGAATGTCGATCAGATCACCCTGGAAGCCTTGATGATTCTGAAGAATGAACTTGGCTTTACCAGGAACGTCGATCGGCAACATGACAAAGACTTTCGGAAAGTGAACTCGATTGGGGATTCCATTCGGATCCGCAAACCTGTTCGCTATACCGTTTCTACCGGTCAAGCAATTGACATCCAGGCCAGCCAAGAGACCGAGGTTACCCTGGTGCTTGACCAGCAGAAGCACGTCGCTATGGAGTTTTCTTCCAAGGAACTCTTACTCGATGTCAACCAATTCGCCAAGCAGTTCATTGAGCCAGCCGTGGTACAACTCGCCAACGAGATCGACTACGATGGAACCGCTCTGTATAAGGGCGTCTACAACGCAGTCGGGACCGCCGGCACCGTACCCACAGCAGCCCTGACCTACCTCCAGGTGGGCCAGAAGCTCGATGAGTTTTCGGTTCCCCGCGACAAGCGAGCGATGGTCGTTACACCGGCCACCGAAGTCAACGCGGTGGACACGCTCAAGGGCTTGTTCCATGCCAGTGGGCCCCTGTCTAATCAGTACCGCAAAGGTGAGATCGGCAAGTCCGTTCTTGGCTTTGACTGGTATATGGATCAGAACATCCGCAGTCACACCGCTGGCACCTATGCCGGCACGTCGCTAGTCAATGGCGCGAGCCAAACTGGCAGCAGCCTCATTACTGATGGCTGGTCCTCGGGCGCTTCGGATCTGAAGGAAGGTGATCTTATTACCATCGCGAATGTCTACGCGGTCAACCCCAAGAACCGTCAGTCAACCGGTGCCTTGCAGCAGTTCGTGGTGACCTCGGATATTTCCGATAGTTCCGGTGCGATGACGATCTCGATCTCACCGTCCATCACTCTGACCGGACCTTACCAGACCGTCAACTCCTTGCCGGCCAACGATGCTGCCGTCTCGGTTGTCTCGGGAACCACCGCTCTCGTCTCACGACAGAACCTTGGCTTCCATCGGGACGCTTTCACCCTGGGTATGGGGATCCTTGAGAGCCCCAAGGGAGTCGATTTCGCAGCTGTGAAATACGACAAGCAGCTCGGGCTGGCGATCCGTTGTGTGCGCCAGTACGACATCAGGACGGATCAGTACCCTTGCCGTCTTGACATTCTTTACGGTTGGCTCACTCAGAGACCTGAGTTGGCTTGCCGCCTCCAGAGCTAAGCAGCTCAAGCGCAGCGAAGGAACTGAGATGGAATCTTTAACCGAAATGAAACCCTTTACGGAGGAAACCCAAAGTGAAAAAGTATAAAAATTTACTCTTGGCCTTAACCCTGAGTGCCCTTGTGGCAGTTCCAGGATTGGCTCAAACTGTCATTACGACCACAACCACCAGCGAGGTTCTGGATGCGACTGAGGTGCAAATCACGGTAGCTTCAAACTCTGGCATGGTGGTGGGCGACATCATGTGGATTGACAAAGAAGCGATGTCAATCGTCTCCATTAACAGCACCATCATTCGGGTGCGCCGAGGCGTTAGCGGATCCCTTGCGGACAACCATGCCAATAGCTCCACTATCTACCATGAGGTGCCAGGTGGTTTTATTGCAACCGATCTGGCTGGAGCCTGTACCGCCGGCAGCGAGTTTCCCAACTTTACGCCGCTGATAAATCCCCGTACCGGGAATATGTTTACTTGCACCAACAGCGAGTGGGCTTTGATCGAGACATCGCCGGTATCGTCGCTGCCTTTGATAGAAACGACTACCGCCGTGGATACTCTCACGTCAGAAGAGTGTGGGAAGACCGTCTTTTTGAATAATGCGACTGGCTATGCAACAACTCTGCCGGGGCCGTCCGAAGGATGTTCTTTTCGGTTTATTGATGTGACGCTTCTGACCTCTGGAAACCATACCGTCGTCACCAATAGCAGCTCCAATATCATCATCGGTGGCTGTAACGAGTTGGAGGTCGATACTTCATCTGATGGACCGATCGACACCAATGGCGACACGATCACCTTTGTGGGGAGCGTTGATAGCCTGGGTGACATCATCGAAGTTATTTCTGATGGCACCAGTTGGTATGTCACCTTCTGCCAGTCAGGACTGGACGGTGGCTTTACTATTACCGGGTCTTAACGGCGCTTGATTTGCCCGAGCCGGCATCCCTCTCGGTTCGGGCTTTTGGCCGGGGCGACTTCTCACCTCTATCCTCCCGACTGATTTGGGAGTCGCCCCGCCATCCTTCCAAGGAGCAAACCATGAAGATAAAAACCTTGCTGGCTCTGGCCGTTTTGTTCCTGGTTGTCACACCAGCTATCGGCCAGAATCAGGTTCATTGCGTCGTTGAAGCCTCTACCGCTACCTCCATCACGGCAGTCGGCGGTGACTGCGCCGGCGAGGTGGGCTTGTCCCACTTCATCGAGAGCATCACCGCGTCATCCTCGGCGGCAGCTGGTACGTCAGCCGACTCGATGCTGACACTCAAGTACGGGACGGGAACCACCTGTGGAACTGGAACCACGATCGTGTTTATCGCGCTCAGTGAGGCCAACACCACAGTTGGTGCTGTGTTCCCGGAGCCGATCAGGATTCCGCCTGAGAATGATCTGTGTTGGATCCATTCCGTGGCGGGAACCAAAACCTGGGTCATCAACGGAAGAAGTGGCCCTTAACCAAGGAGAGATCCATTGTCTCATCAAGAATATCCAAAGATGCTTTATAGGGGCGGGGTAGCTCCAGAATCAGCCAACGACGGCAAAGAACCGGTCACCGAGATCGCTGCCGGTATTGAAGAAGAGAAGGAGTTGAACGAGGAGGGTTACTACGCCGTAGGCGCAGGGCCCAAGAAGAAGTCAGCCAAGAAGAAGAGATAGATGGCTACCCTGCAAGACATCGTAAAGCGGGCCTTGCGGATGGTGGGAGTCAAGGCTGCCAATGAGCCGCTGACCGGAGCCGAGGGCGCCGATGCCCTGGTGATGGCCAACGATCTGCTGGAGCTTTGGCGCCTGTCCAGAACGATGGTGTACTCCATCGACCGCTATGTGTTCACTTCCATTATTGCCGGTACTGCGTCCTACACGATCGGCAGCGCCGCCACTATCCCAATTGAGCGGCCCGTCAAGATCGAGGAAGCTAGTTGGCTGGACAATACCAACAGTGGCGCTCCACTTGAGATCCCCATCCACGTCGCAACCTATGAGGAGTGGCAAAAGGTTCCGATCAAGTCGGTATCTACCACTCACTCGTGGATTCTCTACTACGAGCCCGAGGTCACCAGCGGCGTCATCTATCTTTACCCGGAGCCGAGCGATGCCACCTACGATCTGGTGCTGTATGTTTGGAACCCCCTGGATGCGATCTCAGCGATCAGCTCCACGGTCACCTTCCCGCCTGGCTACCAGATGGCGCTGACCTATAACCTGGCGCTCAACCTGGCGGCTGAGTACGGGGTCCAGAGTCCACCACAGCGAATAGCTGAGATGGCGGAAGTCACACTCGACTTTATCTCCCGCGTCAACTCTCCCATTCCCAAGATCTATCCTGAGAAGGCAGCTGGAGCTGGCCGGCGAGGTCCGTGGGATTATCGGACTGGCCAGAGCTTTCCAAGATGAAGTTCGGCTTTATTGGGGCCACCTATGAGAATCGCTCTTTAAGCATTGATGCGCAGCGCACCTTGAACCTGTATCCAGAAACAATAGAAAGTCGTACAGGAAAGAACGTCGTCGCCCTGCATGGCACTCCAGGTACAAGCCTCTTCGCCACCTTGACCTCTGGACCCGTCCGAGGGTTGTTTGCTTCCGATGAGAGTGGGGGGCGCCTTTTGGCTGCTGGCAACAATGCCCTTTACGATGTCACCAGCGGTGGCGGCATCTCTTCCCTGGGAGCTATCGCTGATGTCACCAACGATCCGGTCTCGATTTCCTTTAATGGGGCCGAGTACCTGGTCATCGCAGACAACACCGGATACATTCTGAGTGGGACCACTTTAACAGCGATCACGGATTCGGACTTCACCGACTTGACTCCTAATCATGGGATTTTCCTGGATAGTTATTTCATCACCTTTGACACGAACACGCAGATCATTTACCTCTCGGGAGCCTATGATGGCACCGCCTGGGATCCTCTGGAGTTTACTTCAGCGGAAGCCTCCCCGGATGACCTGGTGACCATCGCTGAAAACGCCGAGGTGCTGTGGCTATTTGGAGCGGAAAAGACCGAGATCTTCACCAATACCGGCAACGTCGATTTTCCTTTCGAGCGGATCCAGGGCGCGGTCAGTGAAGAAGGTTGCGCAGCCGCTCGTACCGTGGCCAAGCTCGGTGGCGGACTGGCATGGCTGGCCGGCAACTTCCGAGGCACCGGTCGAGTGGTTTTAGCTCAAGGGACCCAGCCGCAAAGGATCAGCACCCACGCGGTAGAGAAGGCGATCAACGGTTATACCATCTCCAATGCGATCGCCTATTCCTATATCGAGGAGGGCCACGAGTTTTACGTCTTGAACTTCCCCACCGACACCGACCAGGCCACCTGGGTATTTGACCTAACCTCTCAGATGTGGCACGAGCGAAGCTATTGGGACGCGACAAGCGGGAAGCATCAGGACATCCTGGGACAGAGCCATGCCTTTGTTTATGGAAAGCACCTGGTGGGCGATCGAAGGAATGGGAAAATCTACACCCAATCTCTGGACACCTACGATGACAACAGCGAGGCGATTCGCCGGGTGCGCCGAGCGCCTTATGTCTCTGAAGAGAACAAGGTAATCCTGCACCGCCACCTGGAATTGGACATGGAAACGGGCGTGGGGTTGGTGACGGGACAGGGCTCGGACCCCAAGGTCATGATGCGCTATTCCGATGACAAAGCGCACACCTGGAGTACGGAGCTGCAAGGATTCATCGGCAAGATCGGAGAGTATGCTAACCGAGTGAAGTGGAACCGCCTCGGAACATCGAGGCACCGTATCTATGAGATCGCGATCACCGATCCGGTGAAGGTGGCTTTCACCGACGCCTACCTGAAGGTGGAGATGGGTGGGAATGGATAGATGCCAATTGAGCGCGAGATCACCGAGGCGCCTACCAGACAGGAGATGTTCCA